CCCGAGGCAGAAGCGACCGGATGAATCCGATCCGAAGTAGTAGGAACTGTCATTGTAAACAAGTGCTGGCCAAGCCAGTAACGGAAATCGAAAGGATTTTCGGGGCAGAACAGGTTGCTTAGCAGCATCCTAACTTGCGTGGGCCCGAAAGGGATACCAAAAAAGAGGGACTCCTCTATGGTGTTGGACCAAGCTTCCAAGGGTCGTGAGACCTTTGGGGGGAAAGCCAATAGCTCCTTTGCAAAGGAGGGTAGGCGGCTTGCTAAAACTACCTAGATGAGAGTCAACGGTGGCGACACCAATCTCAACCAGAGAAACCTGCGGCCTGTCCGAACTAGTCGGAAGGTGAGGCTCTCCGTAAGGAGAAGTGCGCTTTTCGAAAGGTTCGAGTCAAGAAATCCCGAAGGATTTCTGGTAGCCAATAGGCATCAGGGATCTTAAAGGAGGACAGAAACCGAAGGCTATCGATGTCCCTCGCTACTGGAATAACAATCTACTCAAAATGAAAAATTTATTCTCAAATTTTGTAGAGCGTCAAGACAGAGCTCGGCTCGAGAAGCTTGGTTCTGGTGTAGGAAACTACATCAGCCTAGCACTACGATTTGGATATTTCCTATCGTTTGTGTTAGGAGGACGTCGCCATTCGAGATTCTTTCTGGCTGTTACTCACTATGGATTATTTCTGCGCAAGTGGCGAGGTGGTCCCTATAGCCTCGTTCGCTATTTAAAAGCGGCGCATGTGACTCTTATGCAAATAGTTGCAGACGGACCTGTTGCGGAATGTCGTGACCTGGGTGGTATCCACCGGAGAGCGAAGGGAGCAATCCCTAGCATAATTCCGACATACCATCGTATGGCGATTAAACGGGGGGATCTTACAGTTACTCGATTCTGGTTAAGCCTTTTCGGGCTGTACAGGATTATCGATGTTAAAGGTAAGGCCTCGTTCAAATCGATCATTGAACCAGGAGTTGGGTCGATACACCGTGTAAACGTAACATTACAGGAACTTTTGGGGCAGATAAATAATACACAAGTCTCTTGTGGTATAGGACATCGAGTCCTATCTTCCATTGACCTTCGTTCGGAATTAAAATTCCGTCCGAGGGCCCTACTTACCTCTGGTGCTAATGTACCAGGAGGGGTAGGGGGCTTCTGGGCCCTGGCATGGGATGCTCTAAAGATTTGGAACGTACGTGAGACCCCATTTGGTGGCGCTGTCAGGGCATTTGCAATGCTTACTGGTCAGCTAGACCTCCTGGGGCTCATAGAGTTAGCGGCCACAACGGCCAAACACGACTTTAGGGACCCTAAGGTCGTCCAAGCGCTAAGGATCGGCTCGAAAAGAGACCGCATTATTGGTGTACAAAAAGGGTTTTCGACCCTCTTCGGAAAAATGTTAAAAAGGGGTGAGACCGGAGGTAAGTCCACTCAGTGGCGCACGGCTCCCTTAGCTAACTTCTTAAAGAATTTAACTTTAGGGCGGCTCCATGTGATTCCTGAACCCGCGGGTAAGATGCGAATTGTCGCGATGGGAACCTGGTGGGTGCAGTGTATACTGTACCCCCTGCATAGGATCTTGTATAAACGTCTTGGGGAAATTCCCCAAGATGGGACTTGGCAACAGGAGAAGCCTATACGGGCTCTCGCGGCCAAGATACTTAAAGACTATGAGAGTACCAATCGTTGGCCTTCGGTCTATTCGTTTGACCTCAGTGCAGCAACGGACCGGTTCCCAGTGTGGTACCAAGTAGAGATATTGACATTTCTCACAAATCGTAGATTTGCTGAGACGTGGCGTGATCTTCTAGTTTTACCTCGATATTATACAAGAGGTATTACGATCATTCCGAGAGGAGATGCTCTAAGTTACCGGCCCGGCCAGCCTATGGGCCTGTACTCGTCGTGGGCGATGTTTTCGTTATCGCACCACATACTGGTACAGCAAGCGGCAGCCAATGCAGGATACAAAGGATGGTATCCGTGGTACGCCTTACTAGGAGATGACGTAGTCATTCTTGGTAAAGACGTCGCCATGGCTTACAAGGACCTCTGTGACCTACTTCATGTGAAGATAGGTATGCACAAGTCCCTAATAAGTTCCAATGGATCATTTGAATTCGCGAAACGGTTTTACGTTTCCGGTGTGGATTGCTCCCCAATTTCGATTAGGGAGTACTGGGTGGCCCTTGGGTCATTACCAGCGTTTTCCGAGCTGATAGCTCGTGTTAAGCGATACATACCTAGTCTGCGTTTAGCAGATGTGGTTCGGGGATACAAAATGGGATATCATTCCGTAGCTAAGCTAACGCAATGTATGGTGAAACTGGGTAATTCCAGATTAGCCAACCTGTTAACTATACTCATGTTACCAGGTGGCCCGTTTGAACGTGAATTCGAAAGCCTATTTTCTTCTACCAGTACGGCAGTTAGGCCAAATACCAATTTGGTTGATACTCCAATAACGGAAAGAAGGGTCAA